ATGCACAGGAACGCTCTGCCGGATCGGCGCTACAAGCACGACGACGAACTGCAGCTGCATCTCGTCAAGCCCCGGTTCACCGAGTCCGAGATCGCCGCAGTTGAAGCCGAGGCGGCAATGAGTCACGGCGGCAAGCTCGCCGCGCTGGTTCGCGAGGCCACGATGCTCGGCATCGAAGCCATGCGCCAACGCCGAAGCGATCTCTTAGCCCGGCTGCAAGCAGGTGAGAGCCTGCCGCCGGACGAGAGCGAAAGCCTCGAAGCCGCGCTCGCCGCTTTGGCGTCCCAGAACATCGCTGCGAACAGGAGTGTCGCGCAACAGAACACGGCCTAACAGGGCCGGGGAGTCGGTAATGATCGACGGACAACACGTAATGCGGGCATTCGACCGTCTGCCAACAGACGACCAGCAGTACATCCGCGACGAAGCGGCGCGCCGAGGCATCTCGGTCAAGGACTCGATGCTGGCGCAGTGCCTGGGCGGATTGGGAGGGATGCAGGAGCAGCTCTACTCACTCCGCGGGCCGGAGAAGTCGAGGGCGGGACTGCGAGTCGTGAAGTAGGCGAGGGCGGGCATTCGTGCCCGTCATTGCAGCAGGCAGTAGGGCCTAGCAGGCCGAAAGCAACCAACAGGAAGGGCAAGCCAATGGCAGACCTCGAAGCAACTCCGTCCAGAGAGCAGCACGCCCAGCTCGAGATAGTCGATCGCGCGCTGAGTGGCCCGGCGCTATTCGTCGCAGCGCTGGAGCGCGGCCTAGGCCCTAGCGATGGCCAGAGCCTAGGCGGCTGGGTTGCCGAAACCGTCGATCAGGCACGGCAGAGCGTACTCAAGAACTCATCGCCTTGCTGCGAGCAAGAGCCTCTTCGGCATCGTGTTCAGGGTACTGACTGAAGTGCTGGACCAGCTTCTCATGGCATTCCGTGAGCTGCCTGGCCAGCGAGTCGCCTTTGGAAAGGGCAAATGTCTTGCTGGCTTCGGGAGAACGCAGCGCCTCCACGAGAACGAGCGTGGCAGCGTTCACGGCGTGCTTGGGTGCGTCAGACATTTTGGGCCTCCGTGGCCGTCGTGTGTGTGGAAACTCCGACGTTAGCACGGAAGCGCTTGAGATCATTTGAAACGAAAAAGCCCCGGCGGTGGTGGGGACCATGTGCCGGGGCTCTAGCGATAGCTCGAGGATGAATATGACACAGGCAGCGACAGTAATCCAGTTCCCAGACCGTCGAGACGACGGACAGCCAGGCCCTGATAGGCCGGCGAGGAGTATCCAGGTGGAAGACGGCTATGTGCGAACGGCAACGCCGATCGTCGAAGCGTTCTGCCGCGTGCCGCTCACTAGTCGCGAGGCGCGTGTGATTCGGGTAATTGAGCGCATGACCTACGGCTGGCAGAAGGCCGAGGACTGGATCGCCGCTTCGGTGATTAGTGACATGACCGGCATGTCGCCGGGCAAGTGTTCGGAAACGTTGAACGCGCTGATCCGAAAGAAAGTGGTCAGCCGTGCCGGTGGAGGGCAGTCGCCCATCCGCATCAACAAGAACGTCGAAGAGTGGGATTTCAGCACACAAAAGGCGCGAGTTACTCCAAAACGGGAGACCGCTCCAACTTGGGGAATCCCACCCCAAGATGGGGTAACTAAACGACCCCAAGATGGAGAAACACCGAAAGATAGGAAAGATACCAACCCCCTCACTTCGTTCGGGGGAGATTCATCGGAGCCGGAAACGACGGCTGCCGACCCCGCCCCGGAAAAAACCTCGGCGAAGCCCAAACCCAAGGTGCAGAGCTACCCGGCTGAGTTCGAGGCGCTCTGGGCTGAGTATCCGAAGCGCGGCGGCAGCAATCCGAAGCGCTCGGCGTTCAATGCCTGGCAGGCACGGCGCCGCGAGGGCGATTCGCTCGAGACCATGCTCGCCGGCGTCCAGCGCTACGCCACCCACTGCCGCGCCAAAGGCAACGAACACACCGAGTTCGTCATGCAGGCCCAGCGATTCCTCGGCACCAACCGAGAATTCGAGAACGAGTGGCAGGCACCGGCCGCGCCGCCGCGGGCTGACGGACGCCTCGGCATGGCGCAGCCCAAGCCTCAGGGCACCTACCAGACCAACGACGATGATCTGCCCGACTGGGCTAAGGGGTTCGCATGACCGCAGTTCGGGGACACCTCGCCGAGATCATGTCCGGCACAGCTAAGACCAAGCCCGGCCAGTGCCGCGTTCACGGTGAGTTCACGGATTACCAGATGCCGAACGGCCAATGGTCGGGATGCCCCGAGTGCTCGCGAGAAAACGCGGCGGGCCTGAGCAGCGCCACCGTTCAAGAGCATCGGCGGCAAGCCACCGAGGGTGCCGCGGCGAAGCTGCGACAAGGCGCGATGATTCCGCGCCGGTATCAGCAGCGGAGTCTTGACGGGTTCGAGTGCCAGACGCAAGAGCAGCGTCGCGTGCTGAGTGTCTGTCGCGCCTACGTCGATCGGTTCGCCGACCGGCTGGAGCAGGGCGGAGGTATGACGCTGATCGGCAGCGTTGGCACGGGTAAAAGCCACTTAGCGTACGCGATCGGCAATGAGCTCCTCACCAGCGGCTATCGCGTCATGGGTATCGACGTCTACGAGCTGATCGACCTTGTCAAAGAGCGCGCCTTCAGCCGACGCGAGGGCTCGAGCGAGCGAGAAGCGATAAAGGCATTCGTCGCCGACCTCGACCTCCTGATTCTCGACGAAGTCGGCGCGCAGCTCGGTACCGAATGGGAGCGTCTGGCGCTCTTCAAGATCATCAACGAGCGCTACAAGCAGCAGCTCCCCACGATCCTCATTTCTAACCTCGACCGAGACGGCCTCGAGCAGTATCTCGGCGAGCGAATCATCGACCGAATGGCCGAGGGTGGCGGCGCGACGCTGACGCTCGACTGGGCCAGCCATCGCCAGAGAGGTGCCGCATGAACCAGAAGACCGACCTGCAGATGCTCATTCTGCGATGCCTCGAGCGGCACGCTGAGCCAGTCAACACCCACCAGATAGCCGCCGAAGCGATGATGCGCGGCGGATTTCATCCGACCACGCCCGACATCCTCGCCGCGATTTTTAGCCTTCGCGAACGCGGGTATGCAGTTGCTGACGATGAAACCGGAATCGAGCGCCGTTACTGGCTCGAGCCCACCAGTGGAGGGACTGCTGCATGAGCCTGTTGCAGAGAATCGGCGACCGCCTGACCGGCGTGCTGGGGCGCGACCGCGCTGGAAAGCCGTTGCGCGCCGGCGATCGGGTCATCCCGGCGCCGCCCGCTGGCTACTGCGTACCCCCTAAATTCCAGTGCGAGATGACGGTTGATCGTATAAGCGATTCGCCGGGCTATCTCGTGTGCTCCACGCCTGATGGGGTGATGGGCAAGGGCAAACCGTCCTATCTCCGAAAGATCGATGACTCTGAGCACGACGCGAACTGGGGGCGCGTCACCGAGCTCACCGGCTGGACGCCCCGCCCGGTTGAGCAGCCGGCCGAGGTGCAGGCATGAGCAGGTCGGATAACCGCTGGCATCGGCCCGAACTGGACTTCCTCGCCGCCAAGTACCCGTTGCCCGGCTGGACAGTGACCGAGATCCAGCTTGCGCTCCCTGGCCAACGCCGTACCCGCGCCGCGATCGCGCGGAAAGCGGCGTATCTCGAACTCGGCAAACTGCGCCGCGACAACGTCGAAGCGATTCGCGCCCGGATGGTCGAGGACATCTACGACATGTGCGTTCTCGACTACACCGCGGGCCGCATGGCCGAGGAGCTGACTACCCAGTACCGGATGCCGGTCGGCGAGGACCTGGTAGGGCAACTGATGCGCGAGCGGCTGAACGCGTGCACGTACCGCTGCTGGCTGCAGCGCTATCCGGATCGGCTGGCGCGCGGGCATGTCCGGGGCTGGGAAACGACGAGGAGGGCAGCATGACACCGCAGACCGAACTCGGCAGCCAGATGGTAGCTAGGGCCGATGCCGACGATCTATCTGCCGACCACGAATTGAGGGAGCGCGCTGAGCAGTTTGAAAACGCCGCCGCTGGATTTTTCGCAAGCGAGCAAACCGTCAACGTCCGACAGTTTGCCGGTGCATGGGCCCGCGCCCGTCGGGCATGGAGCAACTACACGGGGGAGTCGTTGGTATGAAACGAGAGTGCGTTTATACCGTTGCGTCAATCCGAGATCTGCAGGGGTCACTGTCTATGGTCGCGAATATGGCCGGGCGCGGGCTCAGGGCGGGAACCATCGAGATCGTACTGCGCCGGCCGGCCAAGCGCCGGAGCCTGGACCAGAACCGGAAGCTGTGGCCGATGCTCGCCGATATCTCCGAGCAGATCGAATGGCCGATCAATGGCCGCATGGACTACCTGCCCGCCGAGGACTGGAAGGACATCCTGACCGCCGGCCTCGACTCGGAGCAACGCGTCGCCCAGGGCATCAACGGCGGATTCGTCATGCTGGGACGTCGGACGAGCAAGATGCGCAAGAAGGAGTTCGCCGAGTTGATCGAGCTGATCTATGCGTTTGGCGCCGAGCGCGGCGTGGCATGGAGCGAGCCCGCGATGCGAGCGTACGAGCAATACAGGGAGGCGGCATGACGTTCATTTCGAAGATGCCAGAGCTGCCGCCACTGTCCGAAGCGACGGTCCAGGACCTGGTTGCCAAGCGCTGCCGCGATCTCAAGCACGACGTCACTGTCCCGAATTGCGGCGTGTTGGGGTGGGAGTCCGATGTGGTCAGCCTGACGCGTACACGTCTCACCCACGATTTCGAGATCAAAGTCTCTCGCGCTGACTGGCTGGCCGAATGCCGGAAGATCCGGGCCGGGCATGAGGTTGATGGGCCATACGCCAACCCCAAGGCTGCACGCGCGTGGTACTGCCGTAATGCTGGAGGCATCGCCAAGCAGATACGCCAGCACCTGCGAACGACTACCAAGACCGGCAACTGCGCGCATTACACCGATTTCGACGGTCGTATCGTGGCGCATGCGGGCCCCGCGTATTTCTGGATGGTGACGCCGCCGGGAGTAATCGCCGACGGTGAGTTGCCCGAGTACGCCGGCCATATCGTGGTTTGGGAGCGAGGCGCCAGTCGGCGACTGCAAGAGGTCCGTCCGGCGCCCCGGCTGCACACGGTCAAGATGGGTGATGCTGACGTGCTCACAATGGCCCGGGGTGTGACGCTCCGCTACTGGCAGCAGCGCCAGGGGGTGGCCTGATGCTGGCACAACGGCAAGCCGTCCACCGCGACCGCAAGTGGCTCAGCGCCGTCCACGAGCTTGACCAGTGCGTCCTGTGCGGCGGCTGGGGCATTCAGGCAGCACACCGCAACGAGGGCAAAGGCATGGGCCGCAAAGCCGACGACTGTCTTGTTGCGGCCATCTGCCCGGATTGCCATCACGAGATCGACAATGGCCCGGGCATGACGCGGGAGCAGCGGCGCGCTCGGCTCGACCAGGCCATTCTCCTTACCGTCCAGCAGTTGGCCCGCCGCGGCCTGATCGGGGTGAAGTGATGGAGTCAGTCGTTCTGTTCGTGCCGTACATCGCGAGCAGCTCCAACACCCGGCAGCACTGGACAGCCCGGAAACGTGAGGTCGACGCCTGCCACCTGATTGTTCGCGATGCGGTACGCCGTGCCGGTCTGTGCCGTATCGAGCAGCCCGTGGATCTCGCGTTCACCCCGAGGCTGGGCAAGGGCGTCCGGCGCCGGGACACCAGCAACTACAGCTACAGCCTCAAGCAACTCGAGGACGGGCTCGTCGCTGCCGGTGTGCTGCCGGATGATCGGGGCGAGTACGTGCGCAGGGTGGTGATGGAGCCGCCGGTAGTCGACCGGAAGGCCGAGACGGGTACTTGGATCGAGATTTGTGAGGCACAGCGAGATGCAGCGCCCCTTCGAGCTGGCGACAGGCCGCTTGCTTCATTAGAGTCCTAGGGTGGAAGCCAGCTCAAGTTAAAATGGGGGTGCACATTGGATATAGCTCCGAGCGAAATACAAGAACGGGCCTTAGCGGCAATCAAGTTTGCCGAGTCGCAGTATGGTCCCAGGTGCGAAGATTGGAACTTTGAAGGCGTTTTGTTCCAAGAGAGTCCACCTCACATTCGCTATTGTCTGGATCGACGGGCGGTCATGATCGCCTTGAGCAATAGAGCAAAAGATGATGCATTACAGCTCGATTTCCAGTTGGCGCACGAGGCCGCTCACATTCTATACCCCGCGTGGGATGGACAATCGGGGTCGCCGAGCGAAGCAACAGTTTTAAACGAAGGGCTCTCTACCATCCTCTCTATAATGATCGTTAGGGAGGGCTACGGGGAATCCAGCGCCATGGAGCTGCTAGCCGATTTAGAAGAGCACAACAGAAGCTACCGAACGGCGTACGCTTTGACTATCGAGCTTCTGGCTGAAGACCACGAGTCGATAAAGAAGGTTCGGTCAGTGAATCCATTAGTCAACGACTTGAGTGAGTCGGACTTTGCGGCTGCTGGCGTTGAAGTTCCACCCGACCGTCTCGCGGTACTGCTCCAGCCTTTCAGTTCTATCGAGGGCTTCCGATAGCGCCGTAACGGTACGACGGCACGGCACACGGTACGCCGTGCCGTTTTCGTTCCGTAGGGCACTGCCATATGATCGTGATCGTTGATTCCGCAAGCTGGTAGCTAGGGTGAAGATGATTGCGAACGCGATAGACAAAATGCGTCACCGGGTCATATTGGAGCTCACGCCAAACAGGTGTGGTCTTGCGGCAGGCGCGGCGGTGATACTCGGTGCCTTCGCCATTTTCTCAGGGTTAAGTGGCTCAGGCACAACGCACGGGCTGAAACTGACGGGCGGTGGGTTCAGCATGGCAGTGGGTTTGCTTGTGCTCATGATCTTGCCGGTAGCGATCGGGTTCGGCGCTCGCCGTTTCGCAAGGCAAAAGCGCGCGGCGTACTTCGTCGAGCGGCAGAAGCAAGCGCGGTCGGGGCGCCGGAGGAATACCAGTGGCCGATGAGTCGTTCTGGGCGGGGTTCCTCGCCAACGGTGCGGGTGCTGCGATTGGTGCAGTGGTCGGCGGGGTGCTTGCCTACTTGGGAGCCAGCGCGGTCAGTCGTCAGCAGACGCGGCAAGCGAAGCTGGAAGAGGCACTGACTCTCAATCGCTCATTGGCGAAAGAGGCCAAAGAGGTGCTCCGTAGCGCTGAGCAGCTAGCCAAGTATGGCGAGACTGGGCCAGCATCCGAGCGAACAGATATAGCGAGAATAGAGTCGGTGGTGGAGAAAGCAGACTCCCTCTACACGCTGATGGAAGTTCACAAGCCTGATCTAGTTCAGGACGCTAAAATACTGTCTGCAAAGGTAAGTCACGCCAATTTTCTCTGTTGGGCACTGCGAGGTCTTCCTGCCATTGGGATGGAGCCCAAAATCAGCTCTCAGCAATTCGCCGATCTGCAAAATGACATCAGAGAGAGCTCGAAAAAACTACATGGCCGTCTCATAAGGGAGTCTTCAACAGTGAGTCCGCGCAGTAGGTCCAAGACGAAAAGCCGTTACCGATAGCTCTATTCCCGCATACGCACCGATATAGCCAAATAACGCTATTTGCCACCCTACAGCTCCTCGATTACTGTACACCCATACAGTCATTGATGGAGCCCGATCAATGGAAAGCCCCCAATCCGTTGGCGATTACCGCCGCCCACTACCTCAGTACGTTGCCGCCTGGCGCGATTCACTACTCGAACGCGGCTGGCACGAGTACGACGGCCACCCACCTCCTGAGCAGAGCATGATCGAGTATCACGTGATCTGGCGCGGCTCGATCTGGTCCGGCCGCTGCCGGCTGCGTGATCAGCGGTGGTCCGATTCCAGCATCCCAGGTTCACATGCCTACCTGGTCGCGGCCTCGTTTGCCGATGTCCCGCTGCGCCTGTGGCGTGAGGCGGACAACGGGCGTTCGCCGGTAGGGCCCATCAAGCGCGACTCATGAACCGGGCGCTGCAGTGGCGGAAGGGGCTCGAGCGGAAGGGCTGGAAGAACGGCCATCGATTCCCGGCGCCCGCCGACGAGATGATCGAGTATCACGCCGTTTGGCGTGGACGCATTTACTCGGGCCGGTGCCGGCTGATCGATTGCCCCGAAAGCGATCGGTGGAATGAGGGCTCGCATCGGTACTTGCTGCAGCGGCGGCTTAACGTCGAAGAGGTGGTGTGGCGGCGGTGTGGTTGCGCTTCGATGGGTTCATCGATCGGGACTCCCATGTCACCGTAAGAGGCGAATCTGATCACAGTAGAGGGACGCTGATATGAGCACTGAGCGAGATAACGATGGGCTCGACGAAAACCTAGACGATCAACTCATAGCTTGGGGGAAGGCAGCGGCGGGATTGATCCCGGTAGTTGGCGGCTTCGTTGGGGAGATGATTGGTAGTGTCATCCCGGCTCAGCGCTCTGACCGGATAGCTGCATATTTGCGAGGCTTGAAGGAAAGGCTGGACCACATGAATGAAGAGCTTCAAAGATCCATCCGCAACAACGCTGAGAAGATCGATCTCATTGAAGAGGGCGGATACCAAGCTGCTAGAGCTACCACGGCAGAGCGTATAAACCTCATCGTGGAAGCGGTCGCGAGGGGGCTGACGGCTGAGGAATCTGAGGTGGTCCGCCGGAAGCGTCTATTGGTTCTGTTCGGGCAGTTAGATGAAGACGAAGCAGCCATCCTCAACGCCTACGGTCAGTCGTATGGGCGTGGTATGGGAGATCCTGAGGACCCGTTCGCTGGTATAAACCGGCCGCGACCTCCTAGGATTGGCGGTTCTCAAGAAGATGTTGACGCAAACTCGCTCTATGAGATCGGCGTCACCCACTTAACGAGGCTGGGGCTCTTGAAGAAAAACTACGGTTCTCTCAAAAAGGGGCAAACACCGACGTTTGATCCGCAGAAGGGGGACTTTGAGCATCGGGTGGAAGTTTCGACATTGGGGCGCCTCCTTCTAAAGGAGATTGGCCGCCCCACGCCTTTCGATCAACAGAACGACTAGCTCTCGTTAATCACTCTCAGGTCAAGCCCGTAACATAGTCCCCGACCACGCCGTGAGGCGTTATCTTTCCAACCACTGTCGGGAGACAGAGGGACTATGGACACCACCCGCGTAAGCCCCAATTTCCTCCGATCTGAGTTCGCGTGTCAGTGCGGCTGCGGATTCGACACCGTCGACGTCAGCACCATCGAAGTCGTCCAGGCGGTGCGCGACCACTTCGGCGTTCCCGTTACGATCAACAGCGGCTGCCGCTGCCCCGAGCACAACCGTGCCGTGGGCGGCGCCGAGCATAGCCAGCACGTTCTCGCCCGCGCCGCCGACATCGCCGTGCGGGGCGTCTCGCCTGACACCGTCCACGACTGGATCGCTGAGCAGTACCCTTCGGCGAGCCTCGGTCGCTACCGGACGTTCACCCATGTCGACACTCGCACCGGCGGCCCAGCGCGCTGGGACAACAGGTAGCCGATCGGCTGCTAGGAGCGTACGTGACTATGTCCGAAGTGCCACGACAGGGGTCCCAGCTCGACCGCATTGAGAAGTCGGTCGACGACCTGCGTTCTATCAACACGCAGATCCTCGACCGGCTCACGCGGATGGAAGAACGCCAGAACGTCCACGCGACCGAGATGGGCAAGCAGGAGGGGCGGCTCGACGATCACGCGCAGCGTATTCGCGATCTTGAGCTTGCCACCGCCGTTGCCGGCACGACCGGCGAGAACAGGCATCAAACCCTCACGCAGCGCTGGTCGATGATCGGGGCCGTGGCGCTCGTCATTCTGGGCGCGGTGCTTTCCGCCGCGTCTGAGTTCTTCGGCGGGGTCATCGAGAGGCTCAGCCCATGATCGACTGGAAATCGGCAGCGGCGGAAGTCGCCAAGGTAGCGCCATCGGTTGCCAGCGCGATCGGTGGTCCCGCTGTCGGCGGCGTAACGACCGGAGCAGTGACCATGCTCGCCAACATGCTGGGGATCGACGAAGACCCGGCATCGTTTGTAGCGGCCACGAAAGACCCGGAGCAGCGGGCCGAGCTGGTGCGTATCAACAACGAGCACCGGCGCGAGTTGGAATCGATGCGGCTCCAGGCAGAGCAAGCCAGCGCAGCCGAGGAAACGAAGCGGCTGACCGAGATCAATACGACGATGAGGGCCGAGCTAGGCACCGAGGGCTGGTTCAAGTCTGGTTGGCGCCCGGCGACGGGCTGGGTGTTCATGCTGTCGCTGGGGGCGCTGGTTGCCGCGCTGATCTACTGCATTGTTCGCAACCCGGCACTACTGGCGAATCCCGAAACCGTGGGACTTCTGTGCTGGGTCATTGGCACGATGGGTGCCGCGCTCGGGATCAACGTACGTGAGCGGACGAAGGGGAAGCAGATAAAGGCCGGCCAAAAACCGACCTCTCTTTACAACGCGATTAGAGCGAGAACAAATGACTAACTTGTGACTTCCACGTCCACACTAAGAACGCACACGCTTCCATGAAAAGTCGCTTCTTTCCAGCCTTGGCGGTTCGCTTCATCCCGGAACCATTCTTTAACTGGGTCAGTGACTTTTTCACGCCGATCTTCGGGATGGTGCTGGTTGTAAATTCCCAGAACCTTCTGCTGATTCAGCGCAATAGTAGGTTCGTTGGGCGAGCGATCTTTGGGGTCAGGGAAAATATACGGTCGGGCCATAGGGCTTGCTCCTTAGCGAAACGTTTAAGGTAAGTTACATAAAGTAGCACAGCTGAAATTGTATTCGACAGTCAATGGCGCGAGCACGTTGCCAACTTTGAACAAGAGGCAGCACGCCGAGAGGCGTTCTGATAGCGAATGGCGAAGCCAAAGGGGCTACGGTATGACTGGGAGGCGATCGAAGCGGACTACCGTACCGGCCGCTTCTCGCTTCAGCAGCTCGCCGACAAGCACGGCCCCAGCAAGACGCAGGTCGCGCGAAAGGCGCGATCTGAAGGTTGGGAGAAGGACCTTACCGAAGCGGTACAGCAGCGAACGCGCGAGAAGCTGACGCGCAACGAGAGCGACCTTCCTGATACCCCCGACTGCGAGATCGTCGAGCGCGCGGCGACAGAGAACGCAACAGTTGTGCACGGCCACCGCGAAGCGCTGGCGCAGTGGCGCGGCATCAACGAGCGCTTCATACGGCGGCTGACTGAGCAACTCGACCGCGGGAAGCGTGAGGTGCAGCTCAAGACGGGCGACGTCGTCGAGATCGATCTTGACCTGGACTACGTCGGCAAGTGCATCGGACACGGCACCGGCGCGCTCGAACGCGTCGTGAAGATGGAGCGCGTCTCCTACGGGCTGGATGTCGATGCCGGCGAGGGTGAGGGCAAGACGCTCGATCAGCTCATGGGCGAGCTAAGCGCCCAGGAAGCCGATGAGTGACCGCACCCGCGAGGTGAAGCGCGGCGACCGTTTCTTGCGTCTCTACCGCGAGGGCCGTCTCACTGACCGCGCAGACCTGATCCATGCGCTGTCACTCAAGTGGTTCCGGCTCAACGCGCTGTACAAGATCAAGGACAAGAATGGCCGCGTGCGTCGGTTTCGGCCCAACCTTGCGCAGCGCGAGCGCTTCATCAACGCCCACTACTGGGATCTGATCCTCAAGGCTCGACAGCTCGGCTTCACCACATTCGAGATGATCGACGCGCTCGATGACTGCCTGTTCAGCGCCAACTACTCGGCGGGCTGCATCGCTCACAAGCTCGATGACGCCAAGGACATCTTCCACAACAAGATCCGCTTCGCGTACGACAACATAGACGAGCAATGGCTCGCCGCGTTCAAGCTGATCGGCCTCAAGCTGCCGCGCCCGGTGAACGATAAGGGCGAGTCGATGCGCTTCGACAACGGCTCAAGCATCAAGGTCTCGACGTCGTACCGCGGCGGCACGCTCCAGCGCCTTCACGTCTCGGAGTTCGGCAAGATCTGCCGGAAATACCCCGACAAGGCCAAGGAGATCGTCACCGGCGCGTTCGAGGCCGTGGGTGTCGGCAACAAGATCACGATCGAGAGCACGGCAGAAGGGCGCGAGGGCTACTTCTTTGACTACTCCCAAGCCGCGCAGCACCTCCAGCAGATGGGCAAGTCGCCCACCGAGCTCGACTTCCAGTTTCACTTCTTCCCGTGGTGGCAAGACCCGGCGTACCGGCTCAATCCCGAGGGAGTCGTCATCCCGCAGTGGATTCGCGAGTACTTCGAGCAGCTCGAGCTGAAGCACGGCATCAAGACCGACGCGGGGCAACAGGCGTGGTACGCGAAGAAGGCCGAGACCCTGCAGGACGACATGAAGCGCGAGTACCCGTCGCGCCCAGAAGAGGCGTTCGAGCAGTCAGCCGATGGCGCTTACTACCTGCAGCAAATGCTCTTCCTGCGCAAGAACGGCCGAATCACGACGAAGGTGCAGCACAACCCGGCGCTGCCGGTATTCACGGGCTGGGACTTGGGCATGAACGATCAGATGGCTATCTGGTTCGCCCAGGTTGTCGGCCGCGAGATCCATCTCATCGACTACCTCGAGGATTCCGGCGAGGGCATCGAGTACTACGCCGACCTGCTCAACAAGAAGCCATACCGCTACGGCGGGCACTTCGGCCCGCACGACCTGGCGGTGAAGGAGATCGGCACCGGCAAGTCGCGCGTCGACGTCGCCAAGGGGTACGGCATCAACTTCACCGTCATTCCGCGCATCACGACGATGGCCGAAGGGCGCCAGGCCGTCCGTGCGTTCCTGCCCCAGTGCTGGATCGCCGAGGAGTCATGCTCGACTGGGGTCGATTGCCTCGACAATTACCGACGCGAGTGGGACGAAAAGATGGGCGTCTATAAGGACAAACCCCGGCACGACTGGGCGTCTCACGGCGCCAAGGCGTTCGAGACGCTCGCAAGGTCCGACATTTTCGAGCGAGCCGGGCTCGGTGGTGCCTTTAACGCCCCGAGCAGTAACCAACAATCCGCGCGGCAGCGCTGGGGAGCACATACGTGAGCGAAGACATTCAGATCGTCGGCCGCATTCAGACCGACTCCATCGACCGCGACAAACAGGAAGCCGCGCGTGTCGCTCAGTACGTCGCCCCCGAGCTTGCGCCGATCGCCGTTGCCCATCCCGACGTCCGCCAAGACGTTGGCAACGTGCAGGTCGACTTCGGCTATTCGCATTGGGGCGCGACGAAGCATGAGCCCCTTTGCCGGCTGTCATGGCGGATGCCCGGCAACTTCGGCGCGGAGATCAACATCAAGCTTCACGAGTTCCGCGCCGCCCCCGCGGGCTACGTCAACGATCTCCTGAAGCACCTGGGGCCGATGTATCGCAACGCCCAGAAGCTGCGCGTGAAGAAACAGAACGCCACCGACGCGATCCACCGCGCGCTGGAGGCCCAGCATGGCTGAGCGGCAATCGCTGGGCTTTCTCCAGTTTCGCTCGAGCACTGACATGCTCGCCGATGAGCAGGAGGCCGCTCGCCAGCAACAGGAGGAGGCGCAGCGGCGCCGCGACCTGGTCGAGCAATCACTCGCCGGCCACATCAACAAGTGCTGGGAGAACGCCAAGACCTCAAAGGCTGAGGTGGAGCGCCGGATGCTTGACTGTCTGCGCCGCCGGAAAGGCGAGTATGACCAGGCCAAGCTCGCGGCGATTCGCAACGAGGGCGGCTCCGACATCTACATGATGCTGACCGCCACGAAGATTCGCGCCGCTGCCGCTTGGATTCGCGACATCCTGATGCCGGCGCACGAACGTCCGTGGGGGCTCGATCCCACCCCCGTCGCCGACATTCCCCAGCCTTACGTCCAGCAGCTCCAACAGCGCGTCCAGCAGCAGATCCAGCAGGTAGTCGCCAACGGCCAGCAGGTCGACCCGCAGCAAGCGGAAGCGATGCTGGATAGCGCGAAAGAGGATCTACGCGCCGAGGTGCAAAAGCGCGCCCGCAAGGCTGCCGATCGCCACGAGGATCTCATCGACGATCAGCTCACCGAGGGCGGCTGGCTGGAAGGCATCGAGGCGTTCATCGATGACTTCGTGACCTACCCGGGCGCCGTGTTCAAAGGTCCGATGATGCGTCGCGTGCCGACGTTGGCATGGGGTGAGGGCTGGACGCCGATCAAGACGACCGAGATCCGCCCCGAGTTCGAACGCGTGTCGCCGTTCGATCTCTACCCGTCGCCGGACAGCGTGAACTGCGACGACGGCGCGTATCTGATCGAGCGCATCCGCTATACACGCGCCCATCTCAATCAGTTGCGCGGTGTGCCGGGTTACAGCGAGGACGCGCTCGAGGCGGTGCTCAAGGATTACGGACAGGGCGGGCTGCGCGATTGGCTATGGACCGATGGCGAACGCCAGACGCTCGAGGGGCGTGGACACGAGTGGCTGAGCGGTAGCGAAACCATCGACGGCATCCAGTACTGGGGCAGCGCCCAAGGGCTCTCACTGCTCCAGTGGGGCATGGACCCGGAGGCGATCGACGATCCGCTCGCCGAGTACGAGATCGAGGCCATTCTGATCGGCCAGCACGTCGTGCGCTGCGTCATCAACCGCGACCCGCTCGGCACGCGACCCTATCACAAGGCCAGCTATCAGCCGGTGCCTGGCTCGTTCTGGGGGCAAGCCATCGCCGAGCTGATGGCCGATATTCAGGACACGTGCAACGCCACGGCGCGCAGCCTCATCAACAACCTCGCCATCTCATCCGGGCCGCAGGTCGACGTGAACACCGACCGCATCCAGCCCGGCGAAGACATCACATCGTTTCATCCGTGGAAGATCTGGAAGACGACGAACTCGTTCACGAACAACGACCCGGCGGTGCGCTTCTTCGCCCCGCCAAGCAACGCCGCCGAGCTGATGGGCGTCTACGAGAAATTCGAGACCAAGGCCGACGATGCGACGAACATCCCGCGCTACACGTACGGCAACGAGAAGGTGGGCGGCGCCGGCAACACGGCGAGCGGCCTGTCGATGCTGATGGAGTCGGCGAACAAGGGCATCAAAGACGCCGTGCGGCACATCGACCGCGGCGTGATTCGGCGCGTCATTGGCGGGCTCTGGCTGTTCAACATGCAGTACAGCGACGACCAGAGCATCAAAGGCGACTGCAAGGCCGTACCGCGCGGCTCAAGCGCCATGCTCCAGCGCGAACAGACGCAGGCCATGCGCCAGCAGTTCCTCGGTATGACGGCGAACGAGACCGACATGGGCATTATCGGCGTGCCCGGCCGGGCCAAGCTGCTTCGGGCGCTCTCGCAGCAGCTCGACATGCCGGACCTGGTACCGGACGACCGGGAGATCGAGGCTCGCATGGCTCAGCAGCAGAAGGCACAGCAGGCTGCCCAGCAGGCCGAGCAACAGAGCATGCAGGTCGAAGCGCAGGAGAAGCAGGCCGACGCGGCGAAAGCCAAGGCCGAGGCCGAGCAGACCCAGGCAGAAACCCAGCACGATCAGGCGATGGCGCCGCTCGAGCAGCGCAAGCTCCTCGCCGAGATCCTCAAGCTCGTGAGAGAGGCCAATGGAAATCAGCAAGCAGGAATGGAAAGCCCTGGCTCGGCTCAGCCAGAGCGACGAGGGCAAGGTGCTGATCAAGCTGCTCAACCAGTCCCGGGAACAGGCCCGGGACGCACTGGAGCAAGTCCAGCAGCCCCAACAAGCCGGTCAGCAGCAGGGGCGGGCATCAGCAGCCCGCGAATGGCTTGATATTCTTGAGCGGTCGCCCGAGCAGGCTCGGGACTGATCGCGGGCGCCGGCATGAGATCGCCGGCCCCACGCCAGAGTCGTTTCACCGAGGCGATTCCGGCGTGGGCAGCTCGACCGCGCAGGCCATCGTGGCCGAACACTGACCCCAAACGTGAACTCCGGCGATGCCGGCTCACTTGAAGGAACCGAGAATGCCTCTACCCCAACACGTCCAGGAACGAGCCGATGCCGCCAACCGGCACTTCGAACAGCTCGTGAACCCCGAGGAAGCCGGCGACCAGGCCAGCGCCGACGCCACGGCTCGCGAACAACTGACGAATGACGAGAACGGCCAGCAGTCCACGGACGATACGCCGAACGCAGACCAGCGACAGGCGGAACACCAGCCCCAGCAAGAGACCGAGCAGGGCGCCGAGTATTGGCGTCACCGCTTCAACGTCAGCGAGGGCCGGCTCCGTAGTGCGACCGAAGAGAATCGGACGCTGAAAGAGACGCTACGACAGCGCGACGAGCGTATCGCCGAACTCGAGCGGTCCGGCAGCCAGTCACAGGGCAATCTAACGCCCGGAGAAGTGACCAAGCTGGATGCGCTCAAGGACGAATACGGCTCCGACTTGATCGAAGCAGTGACCTCGCTCATCGAGCAGAAGCTGCCCAAGGCCGCCCCCAGCGACGAACGCGTAGAGCAGATTGAGCAGCGCCTCCAGCGAGAAGACCAAGAGCGCAATGACGATCGCGAAGCCGCGTTCTGGGAGCGGCTCAAGCAGCGGGTGCCGAAGGTAGCCGAGATCAACGCCGATCAAGCGTTTCTGCAGTGGCTCGGTGGTGTCGACCGGCTCTCTGGCATGACGCGCCAGCAGTTGCTGAACGATGCCCACCAACAGCTCGACGCGGACCGGGTAGCGGGCATCTTCGAAGCGTACTCCAACAGCGCGCAAGCCCCGTCCTCGAACGGTGCGGCGACTGCGAAGCGGGAAATTCCCGAAGACCAGGTACAGCCTCGCCAGACCCGCAGCACGCAGACACCGTCCGCTGAAAAAATCTGGACCCGTGACGAGATCACGAAGTTCTATCGCGATCGGCAGCAGGGCCAATATTCGAAGGAAGAGGGCGAGCGCGTCGAAGCCGACATCTTCGCCGCACAGCAGCAAGGCCGCGTTCGGTAAGCACCCAGCGCGGTAGTCACGCCGTGACGGCGTCACTCAAGGAAATCGACAATGGCAGGTCCGACTCGCGCCGCGGCGCACCCTGACTACAGCTCCGGCTCCAGCGCCGGGTTCATCCCCGAAATCTGGTCGGGCAAGATGATCGAAAAGCTGTACGAACGTACGTGTTATGGCGAGATCGCCAACACCGACTATGAGGGCGAGATTCGCCAGAAAGGCGATACCGTCCAGATCCGCACCACGCCCGGCATCACCATCCGCGACTACCAGGTCGGCGGTGGCCTCACCTACGAGAAGCCGACCAGTGACAAGGTCGAGCTGCAGATCGATCAGGCCAAGTATTTCGCGTTCGAGGTCAACGACATCGACGCCTACCAGTCCGATCTCAAGCTGATGGAAGGCTGGTCGGACGACGCTGGCCAGCAGATGAAGATCGAGATCGATACGGCTCTGCTCGGCAAGCACTACGCCGATGTTGCGCCGGAGAATGCTGGCAACGGCGCAGGCGTCAAGTCGGGCGCCTATGAGCTTGGCGAGCCCGGTGCGCCGGTCATGATCGACCGCGGCAACATCCTGGACGCGCTTGTCGATTGCGGCTCCGTGCTGGACGAGCAGAACGTCCCGGAGGAGAACCGCTATCTGATCCTGCCGGCCTGGATGAACGGCATGCTCAAGAAGTCCGACCTGCGCGATGCGTCGGTCATGGGCGATTCCACCTCGGCGTTTCGTAACGGCAAGGTCGGCATGCTCGACCGCTTCACCGTCTACATCTCCAACAACCTGTCGATCGTCAATGACGAAGGCGTGGGCAAGAAGGCGACCAACGTCTTCTTCGGCCACAAGAAGGGACTGACGTTCGCCTCCCAGATGACGAAGATGGAGGACCTCCCGAATCCGACCGACTTCGGCAAGCTCGTTCGCGGGCTGAACGTCTTCGGCTCCAAGGTCATCGATCCGGACGCCGTCGGCCACCTCTACGCCGCCCGTGGCTAAGTGAGCGAGGGGCGCTTCGGCGCCTCTCTCTTGCACCCATTCAGGAGCAGAGATCATGACCCAACTGAATCGTGAGCAACTGATCGAGATGCTCGAGGCCGCGGCGTCGAAAGACGAACTCGAAGCGCTCGGGCAAAAGCACCTCGAAACGGATGTCGACAAACGCCGCGGGCTCGAGAGTATCCGCGCAGATCTCATCGAAGCCGCTGAAGAGCTGCCGGAAAGCGAGGGCGACGACGAGCGGGATAGCGATGCCGGCGATACCGAAACACATCCTGACGGCCAGGTCGACGGCGCGAACATCGATGCCAGCGTCGTGGACACGCTCAAAGCCGCGACGCCTGAACCCCAGAGCCAGACAGCCAACGACGCGGGCGATGCCGTGGAAAGAATGCTTGCCACTGGCGGTCCGGTCCCCGAGCACGTGCCCGCCACAGCGGAGCTTTCGCGCAAGCCGAAGATCGACCCGGCCACCAACGGCGCGGAGAAGCCCGGCAATCGCACGCTGGTGAACATGCAGAACGGGCGCCGCCTCGTCTGGACCGCGGCGCTGGCCCAACTGCCGCACATGCGCGAGGAGTAACGGATGGCCGTCACGACTGTCGGCGTTGTCATCAACAACGCCAAGCTGGTGCTGCAAGAGGTCACTGCCGCCGGTACGCGCTGGACGAACGAAGAGCTGATCGGCTGGCTCAATGAAGGCTACCAGGCCATCACGCAGATCAAGCCCGACGCTGCCAGCGTGAACGCGCCTCATAAGCTCGTCGCCGGTACGCGGCAGGAGATCCCGTCCGATGGCCTGCGCCTGATCGATGTCGTGCGCAATACCGCTGCTGACAGCGCCATGATGGGCATTCTGGTGACGACGCGGCGCGCGCTCGATACGACGCGACGTAGCTGGCACTCGGACGAGAAGAGCATCGATGTCGAACAGTATGTATTCGACGACCAGGACCCGACGCGCTTCTACGTCTATCCGCCGGCGGCAGAGGGCGCCGAGGTCGAGATCATCTACTCGTCGGTGCCGGCGCCGCATGACGTGAGCAAGGGGCTCAACGGGCTCAGGGACGATCCGATCAAGCTGAACGACAGCTACGGCCCGTGCCTGACCGACTACATCCTGTATCGCGCCTACAGCAAGGATGCGGAGCACGCGGCGAACCTGAGCCGCGCGCAGATGCACCTGCAGTCCGTTGCGACCGCGCTGGGCCAGAAGATCGAGGTGGATCGTTCGATCTCGCCGAACGCGGCCGACGGCTCGTCTAACCCGCAGCGGACGCGGCAATGACGATCGCCGATCTCGTCGACGACATCGTGCTCGACGTGCCGGAAGCGCCGCTCATGACCATTCGTGAAGCGGCGCGCTGGGCGCAGCGCGAGTTCTGCGACGGCACCAACGCCTGGCGCGATGACGCCAAGGTGGTGGTGACCGGCAGAACGGGCGAGCTGGCTGCCAAGGCTGGTGCCGAGCCGGTGCGAGTTCTGGCCGTGCGGGACGGGGGCGCAACGCTGCGCGCCGGACGCGACTACCGGCAGGGCGATGCGCTGTCGGTGACATTCGGTCGCGATCCCGACGCGCCTATCGCCACTGTCGCGCTTCGCCCCGCTCGAGGCCACGACATGCCGCCGCAGCTTCTCGCGCATTGGCGCGAGGCGCTGATCGCCGGCGCGAAGTACCGGCTGCTACGCATGCCGCAGCCGTGGCGCGAGATGGAGCTCGCCGAGCAGCAGCGGCGACGCTTCGCCGCGCTGATCGCCGACGCGCTGAAAACCACCTCACTCGGCGCTGAGCGTGGCACCGCCCGCGTTCGGCCGCCGCGCTTCATCTAAGGATCGATCATGGCTGATTCAGACGCCACGCTGGCGCTCCAAGAGCGCGTCGACGAGCTGCTCACCGAAGTGCTGATGCTGCGCGACGCGTCGCTGGCGTTCACCAACATCCACCCGAATACCAGTGAAGGGCTGTCGAACACTGCCGACGGGAAGTACTTTACTGTTCCTGGGAGCGATGATGCCTTTTTGCGCTTGTATAGACGCGAAGGGGGCAAGGCGACGCATCTTGCTGACTATCCTACCAGCGCGGCGCTGCGGGCCGTAGTGGATGGGCTGGGGACTGCAGCTTCCCGAAACGTGGGCACCAGTGAAGGAGAACTGCTTGAGCGCGGCGCGTTCGGCGTCGGAGCCAACCGCGGGCTGTTTGTCAACTCTCTCGCCGATATTGATGGTAGCGGAATCTATGCGCTTTCTGGCCAGCTTTCCGACGCTACGGTTCCGTACGCTGGTCGCTACAGCAGCATGCTCACAGGAAAGCGATACGGCAGCAAAAACTCCATCACTTTCGGCTCTGGGATAATGCTCCTTTTATGCGATGGGTATCCGGCGAGAGAAGTGCTCACAGGAGCTAACATCGTAGGAAGTATCGGAGAAGGATCGGCGGCGGTTATCGAACGAGGCCGAAATAGTAATGGCAATTACACGAAGTTCTCCGACGGAACCATGCACTGTTGGACTACTGACCATGTTCTGGCTCGGCAAAACTTCGTACGGTATGGCGCAGACTGGACATTCCCGGCGGCTTTCAGCGAAGCACCTGCTACTCGTATGTCTTTAACCATGATCGGCGCCGCGTTTGATGATGCTGCGACAAGAGAAAATATTTCAACAACTGCGACATCGTTGACGTCCAACAACAAGACCTATTGCGAGCTCTACACCTTGAAAGACTATCGAATTCCAGAAGGCTCATCGATTCGCCAAGTCATTGCTCAAGCCACTGGCTATTGGAAGTAGAGAGCGTTATGAAAATCAGAATAATCCCCCAAAGGAGCGATTTAGGTGTTAAGTATTCTGCAACGGAGGACGTACTTACCGTAGAAGTCGGTGATCGTGTTGATACGTTCGATTTCACTGATGCCCCCGACGGTACGTTCGACGAGTTCACCAGCGAGACGCTGCCGGTCTGCCCGATCCTGCGCGCCCGCAAAGACGGCGATGCGCTGACCGTGTGGGCGCTCGGCTGGTACGGCCCGGCACCTGAGCGAGACCACCAGCAGACGCCGGTGAGGGACGACGAGGGCGAGATCGTCGACTTCATCCCCGAGCCGCTCGAGCAATTCCAGGCCCGGCTGGATGAGTGGCAGGCACTGACACAGGAACGCGAGGTGACGCTCTGATGGGTACGTTCACGCATACCCCCGACCCAACGCGTGCGGAGCTGCTCAACGACGCGCGAGCGGCTGCGCTGCAGCAGCTGAACGCCGGCTATGAGGCGGACGCCGCGCCGCTGGTGCGGGACTACCCGCAAACCGAGCGGCTGAGCTGGGATCGCCAGCTTTACGAGGCGCAGGCGTACCAGCAGTGGCGAGATGCAGGCGAGGGCGATCCACCGGCGACGCCCACGCTCGAGAGCATTCTGCGTGGGCGCAACGGCCGCGACGGTAGCGAGACGCTCGAAGATGTCGTTGGCGCCGTGCTGCGCCGCGCCGACCGGTTCCTCGAATGGCAGGAGATGACGGGCATCCGTCACCGCGGCGAGCGACTGATTCAGGAGGCAAAGACAGTGGACGCCGTGCAGGCAGTCACTTGGGCATCTTTGCAACAGGAGGCCGCGACATGAGCCAGTTCCCGAAAGTCGACACGGCCTTCGAGGCAGCCACCAAGGCCCGCAAGGACGCGGAAGCTACGCTCAAAGCCGCGCTGCCGGTCGGCTCAACCGTGGCGATCAAGTCCGGTCCGGAGTTCATCGGGCGCTTCGAGGTGCTCGAGTACCCGCCGTATGGGTATAGCCAGCTCGCGGTGAAGAACCTCGACAGCGGGCAGGAGCGCCAGATCGACTACGCCCGCGTGCAGAAGGTCGACTAGGTGCGCATCGCGATCACGGCATTCAAGCCGGAGCTGCCGAGAATCGACCCGCGCCTGCTGCCGGACGGGCAGGCGCAGGCCGCACGTAACGTCGATCTCGAGCGCGGTACCGTGCAGAGCCTCCACGGCCCGGCGAGCACGGGCATCTCATTGGACGTTGCGAAGCCGACGACGCTCTATCGCTATCCGCACGGCAACGAGGGGCGAGGCTATTGGTTCGCTTGGGGCATGGGGGCGCAAGTCCACGTCGTGCGTTCGCCGCTGGCAAACGATGAGTGGAATCGCATCTACTGGACCGGCGACGATTTTCCCAAGATGGCCGGCATCGGCCAGGCGACCGCGGGCTCGCCGCCGTACCCCGGCAGCTACTACCGGCTAGGTATCCCTGAGCCCGGCGGCGAAGTCGCGCTGTCGGCGCCCGGCAATCGCGATCCCGGCGAAACGGCCCCCGATCTCGCGCTCGATACCGCCTACGCGGTGACGTTGGTGAGCCGCTACGGCGAAGAAGGGCCGCCGCTCTATTCAGGTGGGACCATCGTGCGCTGGGATGCAGAAGACGGCGCGCCGGATGGCGGCGAGGTCGTGGTTCGACTGCCTACGGCCCCGAGCGGCGCTTACGACATCCAGAGCTTGCGCGTGTATCGGGTCGAATCCGGTGGCGTCTACCAGTACGTGGCCGACCTCGAGCCGACGGCGACCGAATTCCTCGACGACGTATCGAGCGAGCGCCTTGGTGTCGAGATCCCGTCAACGGAGTGGCAGGCACCGGATGCGAGAATGATCGGACTCACTGCGCTGCCGAATGGCATTCTGGCCGGCTACTTCGACAACACGCTTTGCTTCAGCGAAGCGTACCGGCCGCATGCCTGGCCGGTGGGCTATCAGCTCGCCATGCCGAACGACATCGTGGCGATCGCGTCGACATCCGCCGGGCTGGTCGTGCTGACCGACGGCCAGCCCCAGCTCGTTACCGGCTCGTCGCCGGCAGCGATGGCGCAGCAGGAGCTCGATGTCAGCCAGACATGCGTCGCGCCGCGCTCGGTGGTCGACATGGGCGGGTACGCCCTGTACGCGTCACCTGACGGGCTCGTCGCCACCAGTGGACGCGATGCCCAAGTTGTCACCGAGAACGTGCTGACGAAGCGCCAGTGGGCGGCGATGCGTCCCGAGATGATCCACGCCTATCGATACGATGGCCGCTACGTTGGATTCCATGCCGGCAAGTGCTTCGTCTTCACGCCCGGCGAGGGTGTTGAATTCGTCGACGTCGAAGCCGACGCGGGCTATTACGACATCGCCGACGATACGCTCTATCTCGTCCAGGACAGCAGCATCACGGCATGGCGTCAGGGTGATCCGCTCGAGTATCGCTGGCGCTCGAAGATCGTCGAGGTGCCGCCCGGCGGTGCGGGTTTCACCTGCGGCAAGTTGATCGCTCGCGACTACCCGGTCCGGCTGCGCGTGTTCGCCGACAGCGTGCCAATGCTCGACGCCGACATAACCGGGCCCGGCATGTTCCGGCTGCCGTCCGGCTACGTGCTGAGTCGCGACTGGGAGATCGAGATCGTTGGCACGAACGAGGTTCACAGCGTGCAGATCGCGACGAGCCCTTCCGAGCTGACCTGACCTGACCTGATCTCGCCACCATAGATTGGCTCACCGTGAGGTGCCCATGACTACCAAGCGCCGCCGCACACTGCCGGCGGTATCGGCTAAGGCCGACCAGAATACGCGTCAGCTTCTCACCGCTCTGGCCGAGATCGTCGAGACCGGTGAGGGCGTGCGCGGCAATCCTCTCGACCGAAAGTTGACGTTCCGAGACCTGCTCGACAGCGGCATCGGCGAACTCGTCGGCAATCGCGTCGGCGACGGCCGCCTGCGCCCCGGCGGCCAGATCCGCAACCCGTCGGCCAGCATGGCAGTCCCGCCGAAGCCGGAGGGCTTCGCCGCATCCGGCGGTTTCTACGGCATGAACAGTCTGTCGTGGACGGTGCCGAGTACGCTTTACGCCAACCACGCCCAGACCCGTATCTATCGCAGCGAGGAAGACAACTTCGCGAACGCGGTGGTGATCGGCATGGAAGCCGGCGCGTTCTACACGGACATCGTGCGGTCCGACGCGCTCGACCCCGACGACCCGACGAAGCTCAAGGGCTATTTCTACTGGGTCGCTTTCGTCTCGACGGCGAATATCGAAGGCCCGCCAAACGACAGCGCGGGCACCTACGCGGCTCCGATCGCGGATGTCGGGTATGTGATGGAGCTGCTCACCGATCGCATCGACAAGGGGCTCCTGGCGCAATCGCTACGCGAAGAGATCGAGCAGATCGAGCGCATCCCGGCGCTGGAAACCGCCGTTGAGCGTATCGCACCGATAGAAACGGCAGTCGAGCGTATCCCGGCGCTGGAGAATGCCGTGGAAGTGATTCCTGCGCTCGAGCGCGAATTGCGCGGGCCGGAATCGCTCCACGGGACCATCGCCAACCGGTTCGCAAAAGAGCGTGAGGCCAGGCTGACCGCGTTGGAAGGGGAGCGCGAAGCGTGGGGTGCGGCGATTGAGGATGAGAGCGAGCGGCGAGCGTCGGCATTGGAGGCGGCCGCTCAGGATAGGCGCTCGTTAACGTCCCGAATCGGCGATAACGCCGCCGACATCCAGTCGACAGGCGAGGCCGTGTCGCGCACCAACGAAGCGCTCGCCGAGACTGCAAGTGAGATCTGGGCGGGCGTCGACGACAATGCGGCGCTCGTGCGCGAGGAGCAGCGCGCCCGCTCGGCAGAGAACGACTACCAGGCGCGAGTCCAGCGCGTGCTCGAGGCGCGCAACCGATTCGCCACGGCGACGACCTACTCGCTCGAAGAGGTGAGGCTTCGCGATCAGGAAGCCACAGCGACAAGAGTTGATGGCATCGCGCTTAGCGTCGGCGAAACCAGAACGCTGCTCGAGGAGGAAGTAAACCTCTCTGCTAGCCGCGATCAAGCGCAGGGCGAACGCATTACGTCGATGCAGTCGAACCTTGAAGGCGACCTGGCGACGGTTCGCGACGAGACCCGATCAGAAGTCTCGCGCGTAGAGGGCAAAGTCGAAGCCAACGCCGAGCGCTCCGAGGAGACTCAAGCTGCTCTCGGCGAGCGCATCGCCGGGGTCGCCGACGACACCCGTGCCAACGCCAGCGAGACCGCGCTGGAGGCGGCTCGCTCCCGCGTCATGTCAGCGCGCACCCGATTCGGCACCGCGACGGCCTACAGCCTCGAGGAGGTCCGACTCGAAAAAGAGCGCGCCACCGCGCAGCGAATCGACGGCATTCTCCTCGAGGTCGATGGAGCGCGCGCCGCGCTGGAAGACGAAGTCCAGCTATCCGCCGAGCGCGATCGGTCCCAAGGAGAACGCCTCTCGACGATGCAGTCTCAGATCGCCGACGATCTCGCGACGGTACGCGACGAGTCAGCCACCGAGGTTTCGAGGCTGGATGGCCGCGTGACCACCAACGCCTCTCGCATTGGCGAGGTGCAGAGCGCTCTCGGCGATGATCTAGCGACTGTGCGCAGCGAGTCTCGAGCGGGTATCTCTCGCCTCGAGGGTGAGGTCAGTAGCAACGCTTCTCAGATCGATACCGTGCAGTCCTCGCTATCCGGCGATCTTGCCGTGTTCCAGCAGGAAACCCGGACGGGCATCTCCGACCTGGACGACGAGATCAGCAACACCGGCAAGCGCGTGTCGACGCTCCAGTCGCAGTTTGTCGACGACTTGGCCACGGTCCGCGACGATGCCGAGACGGAGATCAAGCGAGTCGATGGCCGCGTGAGCAGCAACGCCTCTCGCATTGGCGAAGTGCAGAGCGCGCTCGACGACGATATCGCTTCGGTACGGTCCGAAGCGCTGACCGAGATCTCACGCGTCGACGGCGCAGTCGATGCCACGGCGCAGCTCGTCCAGGAAGTGCAGACCGACATTGGCGCGGGGCTCAACGCCGTCGAGATCAAGGCCATCACCAACGCCGGCGGCATCCTATCGAACGGGCAGTTCGGCACCGGTGACCTGTCGGGGTGGGGAGATACTTGGAGCGGGATCAGTGTCGTCGAGGCCGACACGGGCGCAGGGGCGGGCGCGATCAGAGGTGCGCCGACGCGCTTCGTTGCAGCGTGGCAGGATTCGGGCTGGGGCAGCAATCAGTACATGCGCGGCGATCGATTCGCCGCTATCGCTGGCGAGACCTACACGCTCCGATTTTCCTACGCCAGCGGTGGCAACGACCGAAACATCGACGTCGAGATCCGCGTGGCATGGGTCGCGGCCAATGGCAGCGTGAGCTACGACACCATCCACCACCAGAACGTCAGTTATACCAGCTGGGAGAAGACGCCGGTCCTGAAGCGGACGGCGCCGGACGACACGGTAGAAGCGTGGGTCTACTTCCGACGTAACTCAGGCGGCCGCGGCACACTCTATATCGCGGACGTGCAGGCTTCTCGTACGGACATGCTGGCCGGCTCGCTCTACACGGCGAAGCTCCAGTCCAATGGTCTGATCGGCGGGTTCGGGGTCTACAACGACGGCTCGACCGTAGAGGCCGGGTTCGACGTCGATCGTTTCTGGGTCGGCCGCACGAACGACGAGAAGCGTAAGCCATTCATCATCGAGGACGGCGAGACGTATCTCGACGAGGTCATGATCCGTAAGGGCTCGATCCAGCAGGGCCAGCTCGGTCCGATCAACATCGGCGAGACGTTTCTGCCGGACGGGACGCCGGTCACCACTGCCGCTGGCCTGATCCGCGCTGAGGGTATCGACGTCGACAGTCTGCGGGTGCCTGTGGCGGCGACGTTCGACGGCATCGTGCGCAGCGGCAACTATCGATCTGGAAACCGCGGGTTTCGGATCGACGCCACGACAGGGGATGTCGAGTTCAACGGCGGCGTTTTCCGAGGCAAGGTCTCGTTTCGAAGCGTCGAGGAGATCGGCAACGTCGCGCGCTGGAACACCGTCGGGCTCAATGACATCAATGGCGGCAGGCTTGATAAAGGCACGATTGGTGATGACGTTGGCGTCGATGGAGGCGACAAGGGCAACTTCCGAGAACTTCGCGATCGTGCCTACCAGGGGTTGAAGGCTGGAGAGCGGGTGAACGGGTGGACCCGCCCGAATTCGACGTTGATCTGGGGCAACCAGATCTACACCGGCGACGCCTACGTCGACACGCTGCAGCTCAAAGGCCAGGCCGTCACGATTTCGTCGACGACGTCCGCCGGTAGCAAGATCGCCTTCACCGCTGCGAACGGAGAAGTGACGTTACTCATCCACGAGGCCGACGACAAAGGCGCAGACGCCATCCTGATGGCCTCGTTCGGATCGATGGGCGGCGGCATCGCCTACGTCAAAATCTATCGCGATGACGAGCTGGTCGCCCAGCGCGCGTGCGGAAACGTGGCCGGCGCGTTCTGCCTGGCGATCGGTATTGGCGCATCTGGGTCGGGCGTTCGTCGCTACAAGATGACGGCTATATCCTCATCCAACACGATCGGCGACGCCTCGAACGTCTACGGCCGGTCCATTTCCTCGATGATCGCGCAGAGGTAGCGCATGCAGAAATACAACTACGCCATCGTCAACGACGAGGGTTTTATCGAGCGCACGCACGCCGCGCCGAACCGGTACATCGAAGTCGGCTCGGAGGTCTCTGACACCACGCACTACTTCGACCACGACGCCGATGAGATCCGGAAGCGTGAGAGCTACGAGCTTGAGCAAAGCCTCGATGGCCTGACGCTGACGCTCACTGGCTTGCCCGACGGCACGCGGGCAACCGTCGCAGGGCATCAGGACATCGCGCGCGACGGGGCGCTCAAGGTCGAGTTCGATCAGCCCGGCTCCTACAACGTCTTCCTCGAAGCCGGGCCCCGATACATGGACTGCGAGTTCGACGTTGAGGTCGGCGGATGAAGGTCTCAACTTTCGAATCTGTCGGCGAGGCACGCCAATACTACTTCGAGCGAGTCGAAGCGCTGGCCGGTGCGGCGCGCGCCCGGCACGTCACGCAGACGCCAGGGCAGGCTGAGGTCTACGCGACCAAGCTGGCCGAGGCCCGGACCGTTCTCGCGGGTGTCGGTGTCGACACGCCGATACTCGCCGCCGAGGCCGAAGCCACCGGGCAGTCCGTTCAGGATCTCGCGCAGATCGTCACGTCGCGCAACGACGAATGGCTCGCCGTCGCCCCTGCCATCGAAAAAGCACGCCAGTGCGCTCGGCGACGGATTCGCGCCGCCGACGCCGCGACCGACATGCACGCGGCGCTGGCCGAGGCGCGCGATGCGCTGGTTCGTTCAGCGGCCTCCGAATGCGTTGATACCATCTAACCCATCCCTTCCGCCCACCGTGAGGTGCGCCATGAGCGAACAAGCAATCCCCGAACGCCAGTTTCTATCGCAGGTGCTCCAACAGAACGAGCCCGCCGTGAGCTTCTGCGAGCAGATCTTCGGTATCTCCCAGACGCTTGACGACATCGTCGACGGCGACAAGTCCATCACCCAGGGCGCGATCATTCACGCGTTCTGGCAGGCGCTGATCGAGCTGCCCGCCAATCCCTTCTACCGCGCCAACGAGATGTTCCTGCGGCCACTGCTCGCCCAGTCGCTGCAGGACTGGACGGACAGCACCGTGCTGGAGCGGACACAGGACGAGCACGACGCCAGTCTTGCGTTCGTGCTGCGTGATCAGCTCACGGGCGTCGTCGTGCAGTGCGCGTATCTGATCGGCGGCGCACAGTGGATGCGCCAGGTCAGCACGGCGATTCGCCGCTACTTCCATGACGAGAAGCTCGCCGACTACCGCGCGTCGCTGCCGGGCGTAGAGCCTGAACCGTCCGAGCCAGCGTCTCCCGCCGCGCAGCCGCGGAGTAAACCCACGGCGAAGAAGAGCAGCACGAAAGCGAGTGCGCAGTCATGAGCGGCGGCAGCAAGCCCAGCACGCCCAAGGACACGCCGGAGCAGCGCGACCTTGCCCGCGTTGCCGGCGAGAAGTGGAACTACGCCCAGCAGAACCTCGCGCCGCTCGAGGACGAGTACATGCGCGACGTCGGCCAGATGACAGACGACGGGCGCATGGCCTACGTACGCGGTCGCGCCAGCCAAGGGCAGATGCAGGGCATGTCGCAGATGCTTGAGCAGGGGAGCGAGCAGCTCTCTCAGGGTGGCATCGACCCGAGCAGTGGCCGCGCCACGACGGCCATGTCGGGGCTGTCGATGTCTGCCGCCGCCGCGGGTGCAGACACGACGGCGCGAGCGCAGTTCGAGCAGGAGAATGAGCAGATCCGGGGCCTGCAGAACATCACTGCGATGGGGCAAGGCGAAGCGACGCAGGCGCAGAACGGGTTGTCCGGCATTGCCAGCCAGTCCGCCGCCGACGCGCGATCGAGCGCGGTCGAAACCTTCAACCGCAAGAGCGCCAACCTGCAATTGCTCGGCACCGCTGCGGGAATGGGCGCGACCTATGGTCTGGGGGGCGGCGAGGGGCCGGCACTGGGCGGCACCGCTGCCCCTGATTATCAGGCCGGCACCGGCCTCAACCTCTACGGGAGCTGACGATGGCAGCCAACACACTCGGCGTCGGGCTGCCCGGCGTTACGTCATCCGCGCGCCAGCGCGTCGACCCCGGCGCCGCATTCGACGGCGATCAGGGGGCGTCGGAGCTATTCGGCGATCTGAGCCGCGCCCAGTGGAATGACTGGAAGACCCGCTTTTCGCCCTACGTATCGGTGCTGGGCGACATTGCCTCGGACGAAGCCGCGCCGCAACGCGCGGCGGATAGATCATTCGAGGCGAGCGGCGCCGCATTCGACAACGCCCAGCGCGGGCTGGACATGCAGCGCCAGGGCCTCGGTGTCGCGCTGACGCCACAGCAGCAGCAGGCCGAACAGCGACGCCAGCAGGGCGCCGAGATGGCGAGCGCGGTGTCATCGGCGAACGAGACACGTATCGCGACGCAGGATCGCCAGCAGAGCATTCGCGGCGGCGGGCTTGGGCTCTCGAACATCCCCGATCAGATACTCAACCAGTAACTCGCCGGGAGGCGACTCATGTCCTACGGACTCATGGGCCTACGGGGCCAGATGGAAGGCGAGGCCATGCAAGGGCTCTCCGACATCGCCGGCGATCAGCGCCGCAGCAAAGCGCTCGACGACCAGATGGAGCAGGCCGACAAGCAGCAGAAGACGCAGATGATCGGCATGGGCGCCGGTGTCGGCGCGATGGCCGGCGCCCAAATCGGGGCAGTCGGCGGTCCCGCCGGTATGGCAATCGGGGCCGGTGTCGGCCTCTTGGCAACCGAACTGTTCTGAGGAGAGCGAGATGGCAGGACTAGACACGCGGGGGCTGGCTGACGGGCTCTCTCAGGGCATCGGGCTCGGTATGCGCATGCAAGACCAGCAGCGCCGACAGCAGCACGACAAGGTCCGTATGCAGCAGTACGAGCGTGGCCTGGCCATGCGCGAGCAGGAGTTCGATCAACGCCAGCAGGGACGCCAGCGCGAGATGGACCAGCAGATCGCCCAGAGCGGCTACGCGCGTCTCGCCGCCGGGCAAGAGCTGGACGATGAGCAGATCGAAGCGTTCAAGCGGCAGCCCTGGATGGCGCCGTGGCATGTCGCCAGCGACGAGGTCGGCGCGGCCATCGATACCGCGGCGCGGGTGATCGATAGCGACGATCCCAGCGATCTCAACGACCCGGAGTCCATCGAGGCGCTGAACGCTATGTTCGGTCCGCGCATCAATCGCGGCCACGGCACGAAGAAGCGTATCCGCGCGGCGATCCCGGGCCAGAAACCCGGCACGCTGGCGTTCGATCTCGACGTCGAAGACGCCGAGGGCAATCGCTACACCGCGCCGATGACCCGCAATCGCGGTGCTGCCGGCGACGATGATGAAGTCATGCAGACCGACGTCGGCGACATCATCAACCAGGTCGCCGGCTATCAGCAGCTACGCGGCGCCCTCACGCCGAAAGCTCGGCAGCGGGCGGTCGAGTACGGGCGATCGCTTGGATTTCTGCCTGAGCAGGAGCGCGAGGACCAGTGGGAGATGGTCGACGGGCCCCGAGGGAGCAAGATCGCGATCAATAGCCGCACCGGCGAGCCCAAGCAGGTTATTGGTCCAGACAATTCACGCGGTAGCGGCGCTGCAAGAGGGGCTCCTAACTCGGCGACTCAAGAGGCGCAGTGGCTGGTGCAGCAGGGTATTGCCCCGGACATTCAGACGGCTTACGGAATGGTGACGCGGGCAGGTCAGGATGACGACTACAACCGCCAGAAAGACCAGCTCGACTACGTCGACAATCAGATCGGCCAGTTGGTGGACGTGCAGACGTCCACGGGATTCAACTCGTTTGGGCCAGACGAACAAGCAAAAGTGAATAGCCAACTTGAGGCCCTACGACAGCGCCGGGAGCGGATTGCCAGCAGCATGTGGCAAGAGCGCCAACCCGCCGGGAATCCCCATCCCCGAGGGTTGAATATGTCCGGGGCGGCCGGCGACAGCCAGCCGGCACCGGGGAATCCCGATAGTGAGCGGCCGATACCGACGGCGTCTAGCGGCTCAAACTCTCGGTATCCGGCGGCCTCGTCCGGCGGGCAGAGCGGCGACTCGACCATCGAGACCTTCCGCAATCAATTCGGCTACTAAAAGGAGCTGCGCGTGCCCGCCAAGTGGAGCGAGATCGCCCAGAGCGAACAATTCCAGAGCCTACCCGCTGCGGACCGGCAAGCCGTGCGGGGGGACTTCTTCGAGCGAGTGATTCGACCGGCGGTCCCGGCTGATAAACACGAAGCGGTGAGTGACGACTTCTTCACCGCCACGGAAGCGGACGTCTTCGGCAACGGCTCTGTTCCTCTCAGCCAGAAGCCGGAAGCCCCCAAACCGAAGGCGCCCGATGCGGCCGAAGACGACCCCGGCTTCTTCGAGTCGACCTGGAATAGCGTTCAAGGCGCCGGCGATCGTGCGATGGATCTCGCCGGTAACGCCATGCAGTTCGTCGGCAACAGCGGAGAATGGCGCGAAGACGCGACGAAGGACTGGCCAGTCGTCGGCAAGGTGGTCGATTACCTTAACCCGGACGCGGCAAACGACAAGCTGCGCGATTGGGGGCAGGCGCTTCAGGATCAGGATGCGGGCTACGAGGAGAACTTCACTTGGCAGAAGGTGAAGGACGAGCCGAGTCTGTCGAATATCACCGGCTTCATCACCGAGCAAGGCATCCGGTCCGCGCCCGACATGGCGGCCGCCGTTGCGGCGCTGCCGGCCTACGTCGTGACCCGGGCGCAGGAGTTGGGTGAAGAGCGCGCGCGCAATGACGGTTTGACCACCGAAGACGGCGAGCTTGCCGCCGCTGACTATGCCAAAGGGCTCCCGCCGGCGCTGGGTTCGGCTCTGCTTGATCGCTTCGGCGCCAAAGGCATGCTGGGGCTTGGCCAGAAGCCAGTCCAATCCATGCGCAGGGTGCCCGGCGCGGTGGCCAAGGCGGCGACCAAAGAAGCCGGCACCGAGGCCGCACAGGAGAGCATCGAATACGTCGGTACCAACGCCGGAACGGAGGCCGGCTTTGACCTCGCCGAAATGGGCGATCGTGCAATGGCCGGCGCAGTGGCCGGGGCCGGTATGGGTGGCGTGGTTCGCGCCGGCACCGGTGCAACGGAGGCGCTGAGTGATGGCTCGGAGTCCGCGCCGTCTACGCCTCAAGAAAGACCGGAAAGCGCGACGGGACCAGCGGACGAGACAACAACGACGCAATCCATGCCGCTCGATCCTGAGTCGATCGAGGCATCTATTGATCTCATCGCCCAGCCGCGGCATCGCCTCGATGGCGAACAGCGTGCCGCTCGGGATTCGGTAACCGACGGGCAGGGCTTCGACCTCTTGCGTGCCGAAGCACAGCGCCGAGGCGACGAAGAAGCGGCCGCTGAGCTGGATCGGCTCGGCGGCGATATCGGTCTCGCTCTCGAAGAGGAGACGCTACTTCGGAGCCAGGGCGGCGACACGGCTGCGCTGCAGCCTCGTCTCGATGCGCTTGCGCAGCGCTACCGCGACGTAACGGCCCGCGTGATGGACAACGCGGCTCCAAGCGCCAGCGACGCGAGGGCGGAAACAGAACCCCGACGCCCGGAGGCACCGAACCAGCCTGACAGTGAGGCCGAGACGACGCCACAACGCAGCCCGCGCGAACGAAAGCTCGGCATCGACAACGACATCCGCGTCGCCGAGAAGGTCGGCGCCGATGAAGACGCGGTCAGGCTGCGCAACGCCAAGAGTCTCTTCGTGCGGGCGATGGAGCAAGACGAGGCCGGCAACAGCGATATGGGCTCGCGCCTGCGCCAGCGCGGTCTCGACATTCACCGTGAAATCTACGGCGATCCCGAATCGCTGATGCCGGAGCGGCCCTCATCTTTTCCGGTGCCGTACCAATTCGACGGCGACCTCGAGCCCGGCGGGCAGTATCCGGGGCGTCCCAATGCCCCGCGCCAGCCCGACACCGTCGAAGGGACGCCCGATCAGCGGCTGCAGGAACCCGCACGACGGCTGCGCCAGGGCGATCAGGCGAGCGGTGATTCGCTGATCTACGGCGACGGCCCGACGGTGCAGCGCGGCAACGCCGACACCGGTATGGATCAGCCCTTCGACCATGCGCGGACGACTGACACCACCCAGCAGGCCAAGCCGAGCGGCTATGACCCGACCCAAGCCGCCGACACGCCCAAGCACCGGCGGCGCGTGCAAACCAGCGGCAAGCGCGCGCAGGCTTATCTGGCCGACAATACGCCGGTGCCGGTTCGCTATCGCGCTATGGAGCTCGATGAGCTGACGCCGTCCAATAGCCCAGACGGAGAAGTGAACCCGAGCTTCCCATCTGAGCTGCAACCCCGCGACCGCACCGGCAAGAACAGCCAGGTCCAAGTGCGCAATATCGCCGCGCGTCTCAATCCCGAGCGGCTGGGTGAATCCAGCGACGCCGGCAGCGGCTCGCCGATCGTCGGCCCGGATGGCGTCGTCGAATCCGGCAACGGCCGCACGATGGGCATTGCGCAGGCATACCGCGGCGACACCCCGCAGGCGAAGCGGTACCGGGACTTCGTGCGCACCCGTGCCGAAGACTTCGGTATTGATCCGGAAGTCGTCAACGGGATGCGCAATCCGGTACTGGTGCGCGAGCGAACCGGCAGCATCGACCGCGCCGAGTTTGCCCGGCGTGCCAACGAGGCAGACGTCGCCAGCATGACGCCGTTCGAGCTGGCCGTATCTGACGCCGACCGGCTGAGCGTCGATGACATGGCCGAATGGACAACCGACGAGGCCGGCGACCCGCTCGCCGCTTCGAACCGCGGCTTCACGCGCCGTTTCTCGCAGCGGATCGGCAACAACGAGGCAAGCCGATACCGCAGCCGCGACGGCCAGCCGACGCCCGAACTCGGTGAACGTATGCAGCGCGCTGTGTTCGCGAAGAGTTACGCCGATAACGCCGGCCGCCCCTCGCCGGACATGCTCGAGATGGTCACCGAGCGCCAAGGCCACCTGCGCAATCTGAAGCTTGGCCTTCAAGTGGCGGCGCCGGACTTCGCCGTCGCGCGCGAGTACGGCGGCGGCGAGGCGACCGGCATGGTCGATACCGTCGTGGACGCCGTACGCATCGTGCGTCAGGCGCGATCGTCGGGCATGCCTGTGCGCGATCTCGTCAGCCAGAGCGACGCTTTCGACGCACCGGTGCCGCGCGATACCGCCGCGCTGGCGATGTTCATCGCCAACAACGCGCGCAGTCGCAAGGGGCTGTCCGACGCGCTGTCCATGATCGCCACCGCCACGCGAAGCCGCGCCGAAACCAGCCGCAACGGTGCGCTGTTCGGCGACTCGGTCACCAATGAGGACATCACCAATGCAGCAACGCGAGAAGATCCGGCTCAGACGAACGACGGAGAACCCGGCATTGACGGAGACACTGCGCGAGGGAATCTCGAAGGCGCAGGCCAGGCGCCCCGGGGAAAAGCAGTTGATCGTCCCGAACCTGCTGCGACGGAAGAAGGGCAAGTAGGCGATGACTCGCTGCTCACCACCTACGACGAGCAGGATCTCGCCGACATCGAGCAGCGCCAGCAGCGCGCCGAGCAGGAAGACACCCTGCAGCGCGAAGGCGTCGAAGCGCGGGCTCGGGCCGACGCCGAGGCGAACGACTTCGGGCTCACGGGCAGCGATCGCACGGCGGATGTGGCGGCAGCACGCGGACAACGAGAGCTTGGCGAGGAAGGGCAGTCCAACGATCAGGCGCCGACAGCGAAACGCCGTAACCAACCGCTTGAGTACACCGGCTATTCGGGCGAGCCGCGCAGCGTCCGAAGCTACACGGAAATCGGAGACTATCGCATCGCTAAGGTGCACGACGGTCTGCATGAAGTGATCGACTCGGGGGGCCAGGCGATCAGCCAGCGGGCCGGCCCCAACGGCGCCATCAAGTATGCACAGGAGCGCGTCAAGGATGGCCAGGGCGCGACTACAGCGACAGAAACGAGCGAGCCGAACTTCGAAGCCGAGCCCTTGCTTCGCCGCGACGGCTCTCCGTTTCAGACTGCGCGGCAGGCCGAGATCAGCAAAGTGGCCAGGGACGCCGAGCGGGAAGGCAAGCCGGTCGAGATCGTGCCCGTGGGTGATGGCTTTGGCGTCCGAATTCCTGACACGAGCGCGGCGCAGAGCTACTCCCAGCGAAGGGGTGGTGGCCGGATGCCGGGGGCGCCGAAAGCCGATTCGGTAAACCAGGCACTCAAAGGGCAGAGACTTGGTAATGTCCGTGTGGTGGACTCGCCCGCCGAGCTTCCTCGTTCTGCCATCGATCGCATGGATCGTGATCGCATCTCGCCCGCAGACGTCCGCGGCGTCTATAGCGATGGCAGTGTCTATGTAGTGGCCGGGCACCACGCTAACGTCGACGACGCCGTGCGTACCGCGCTTCATGAGTCGGTCGGGCACCGAGGGATTCGTGGCGTGTTGGGCGATCAGCTCGATCCGATCATGGATCAGGTCTACGAGAGTCACCAGAAGACGGCCGATGGCCGTAGCAACCTCGAGGCCATTGCGCGCGACTATCCGTTCGCCAATCGGGACACGGCGGCGGGGCGGCGGGTCATTGCGGAGGAACTCGTCGCCAACTACCTCGATGGCAGCTTCGGCCGCCCGGCGATGCATCACAAGCTCGTGTCCAAGGTTCGCGAGATCCTGCGCAAGATGTTTCCCAGCATCCGCTGGACGACCCGCGATATTCAGGCGCTCGGCGAGCGTTCCCGCGGTTGGCTGCGCCGTCAGGACACACAGCCCGGCACCCGTGAGCAAAGGTACAGCGTGGCGACCGGGGATGCGGCAGATGCAGCGACCCATGACTACAGCGATGACTCCGCGGGATTCGCCATCCCTGATGAGACGCTTCGCGAGCGCGCCATTCGCAAGATGCAGGACAAGATGGGCCGTCTCAAGAAGACGGTCGAGTCCATCAATGCCCGCGGGGGCCGCGTCACCGACGAGAACAACGCCTACCTGGCTGAAGAGCTGTTCCACGGCAAGATCGAGAACGACCTTCGGCAGATGCGCGAGACCTACGTCGAGCCATTGGCGAAGAAGCTCAGTGACTACGACATCACGCAGGAGCAGCTCGACAACTACCTCTACGCGCGGCACGCGCCAGAACGAAACGCAGTGATCGCCCAGCGCAACGCCGATATGCCGGACGGTGGCTCCGGCATGACCAATGCCGATGCCGCGCAGATTCTTGATGAGGTGCAGGACAGCGGGAAGCGGGCGCAGTACGACGAAGCCGCCGCTCTTGTGTACGGCATGCTGCGCGAAAGCCGAGAGGCTATGCGGCGCGGCGGCCTGGCGACTGACGAAATGCTCAACGACTGGGAATCCGCCTATCAGAACTACGTGCCGCTGAAGGGCAATCCGAAGGGCGAGGCGTCCGGCGGCGGGGCTGGCCAGGGCTACAACATCGGCGGCAAGGAATCGAAGATAGCCGGCGGTCGCCGCTCGCGTGCTGAGTCGCCATCGTCTCACGCGATCATTGACGCCACGCAATCGCTGGTGCGCAAGCGCAAGAACGAGGTTGGCAACGCCATGCTGAGCTTCGTGACGGACAACCCCGACCCGAATCTCTGGCAGGTATTCACCGAAGGCTCACCGGACACGGAGCGGCGCCCGGTCGAGGTCAGCGACGGGCAGGGCGGGAAACGCATCGAGGTTCGTGATCAGCCGGTCCCGATGCACATGAGCGACAAGTACTTCGCCACCAAGCGAGCCGGCCGGACCTACTACATCAAGATCGAAGACCCGCTGCTAATGCGGGCGATGAAGAACCTTGGGCCCGAAGACAACAATTCGCTCATTCGTGCGGCGGCGAGCACCGTGCGGGTGATGTCCGCGCTCAATACCAGCTATAACCCCGAGTTCATGCTGACCAACTTCGCACGCGACGTTCAGACCGCGATCTTGAATCTGAACGCCGAGCAGACGCGCGAGGACGGCAAGGCGAAGGGCAAGCAGATCGCGGCGCAGACGGCGCGGGATGTCGGCACGTCCATGCGAGCCGTGCATGCGTCGCTACGCGGGAAGCGCCTCACCGGAAAACACGCGGAATGGCAGCGCTACTTCGATGAGTTCCAGGCAGACGGTGCCAAGACCGGCTGGTACGACATGAAGGACATCGAAGGACAGGCGAAAGACATTCGCCGGCTGATGACGATGTCGGGCAACTCAACGGCGGGCCGGTCGCTGCGCTACGGGCGCGCGGTCAGCAAGTTCGTGGAAGACGCCAACTCGGCGGTCGAGAACGCGGTGCGCCTCTCCGCCTATACCAACGCTCGCAAAGCCGGCATCACCCGAGAGCAGGCGGCCAGCTTGGCCAAGAACATGACGGTCAACTTCAATCGCCGCGGCGAGGTCGGTACGGCGCTGAACTCGGCCTACATGTTCGCCAACGCCTCGATTCAGGGGACGGCCAACTTCGTGCGCACGATGGGGCGGATGCGCGGGCCGGAATATGGCAAAGGCTGGGGGCGGCTCAACACGGCGCAAAAGCTCGCGGTCGCCATGACGGCAGGCGGCTTCGCGCTGGCGCAGCTCAACCGCTGGGCGTCGGAGGAAGACGACGACGGCGTGTTGTTCTGGGACAAAATCCCCGACTACGTGAAGGAACGAAACATCATTCTGATGTCCAGCCTCTGGGGTGGAGACGGCAAGGACTACGTCAAGATCCCGCTGCCTTACGGCTACAACATTTTCTCCGTGCTTGGAACCCAGGCGGAGGCTGTCGTTAGCGGCAAGAAGTCGCTTGGAGAAGCTTCTAAGAACTTCGGCTTGGCCGCTGTCGGCTCTTTCTCCCCGATCGGCTTCGAGGATGGCGACAGCGCATGGGGGCTAATTGGTAAAAACGCCGCTCCTTCAATAGTTCGACCCGTCGCGCAGCTGATGGATAACTCGGACTTCGCCGGCCGGATGATCTATCAAGAGGGCAACCCCTACGCTACGCCCAAGCCGGAAAGCTCGAAGTCGTTCAAATCTACGCCGGAGCCCTACAAGCAGTTCGCTGAGTTCATGAACCGCGTTACCGGCGGGTCTCAGTTCCGTAGCGGCGCGATCGACGTGAATCCGGACGTGATGCAGCACATCGTCAACTTCTACGGCGGCGGGGCATGGAGCTTCGGCGACAAGGTCGTCAACTACGCAACCGAGACGGCACAGGGTAATGAAGTGCAGCGCGGCAAGATTCCCTTCGCGGGTCGCTTCATCAACGAGATCACTCCTTACGCCGACCAGAGCAAGTTCTACGAGCGGTATAACGAGCTCGGCCAGTTCAACGCAGAGTTCGAGAACTCCCCGCCCGAGCACGCCCGCGAGTTCTACCAGGCCAACCGGGAGAAGGTCGCGCTATTTCCCCATGCCCAGGCCGTCAGGGATACGCTGACGGAGCTTCGCGACATCAAAGAGGTGATCGAGGCCAGCAACCAGATCAGCAAGGAGGAGAAGGAGAAGCGCATAGAAGGCGTCGAGGCGCGCATGAAAGAGCAGGTGGATCGTTTCAACCGCGCTTATAATGAGGCGGAAATTGCTAACTAA